GTTCAGTCTTCAACATACCATATTGTTGTGCATTTAGACGAATTTGCTGGTCAGGTAAGATATCATGTATCTCTACCCCGAACCGAGCATCTTCAGCACTACTAAAAATGGTCTGTTTACCTGCTTCAACTATCTTCCCATAATATTGTGGGTCAATTAGTTTCTGTGTGAGTTTACGCGCATATGCGTGTAAACCCGGCAGAGGCTTTTTTCTATCTGCCTCCAGTTTTTTATCTTCTACTCGTCTGAGAGTAGTTCTTTCAATTCGATGTCTCAAGGTCGTCTCTGAAATATATTCAGTTACTCCACCTAAAGACACGTGTGTATTATTTATTTTTATTAAGTCAGTCTTAGTCGTACGCCATATCTTAGCTACATGTTCTAATTGTAATAAGACTAGATCGTTTACTGTGTGTGGGTTGGCATTTCGCTCAATTAATTCACGCTTGCGCGTAGAAATGGATTTAACGACCGCCTGCAGATCATTAGGTGTAGTTGACTCAGTTGGTCCATGTACGAATGTGGAAACACCGCGCGCTAAGTATTGAGTGCCATTTCCTGTCTTGTGATCTACACGAAGAAATTCCGCTATTGCACCCAGATAGCATTTGCTTTTCTGGAAACGTATATTTAGACGTTTTGCTCCACGCTGTAATGTCTGCACTTGGGCTATAGTTTTCACTCCGGCCAATACATCATCCCCATTATGAGTAGTGGCTATACTTATACCCCCCAAGGCCTCTTTAGTATATACAGCATTTAAAATTGTATTCATGAATGTAGTAAGCCGCCAACCAGATAATAGTGTGCCAGCCACTTTGTAGTCACCTGCTTCAGCTTTTATAGTACAATCTTCCAGCGATTTGATCAACCAGGCCATTGCCTTAGTTTGATCGTCAGAAAAGTCTTGTCTGTATATTGTCCAATACGCTTCTAGTACTGCCTGCATACTAGAGATAGAATGTTGAGAGTTGAAATCTTCAAAATCAAAACAATAAGGTACACCATTCTTGAGCACTTCAGAGACTGTTTTAGTTACATTACTGGCCGTAGCTGTGGGACCTATGGGGAATAAAGGTGATATCACATGCTCACAACCTATCATTGCAAACCCAGAGATAATAAAATTGGTAGCATCTACACCGTAAATAGCCCTCTGCTTTCCCCATTCGTATTTAACAGATGGCCAAGCTACAGTGCTAGGATGACGTGACAGAAAGTGATCTATATCATATTCTGGCATAGCATTTAACGAAAATAGCTTGTTACGCATTTCACGAGATTCAGACCTGAACTCCATGTCTTCCTCGTACTGTGAATGGTAAGCTCCAGTAGGTGCCCACTGATTTCTGCTAGACCAGTAACTGTCCCAGTATGTCTTCCTAGGCCTACTACCCATACCTCTGACGGCTTTAAAGATATGTAGCGCATGCGTGTACACAGTATTGTGCTCTATGTTACAGAGATTAGGTACTGTTCTGTTAACTTTCTCTGAATGCCAGTCTACAGTGCCTAGACCTCTGTTGACGAGTACTTCAAGCTCAAACATCTGCGTAAAGTCGATAGGTAATAGATTCTGGACTGCCTTCAACCGCAATGAAAATCGTTTCTTGATCACGTTAAAGAAATCTGCCGTGTCATCATATTTCGTCTGCCAAATACCTGAATTACTCATCAGTTCTTTATTCTCCGTGGTCAAACTGCTTGCCCACACTATACTTCCTACGAATAGTGCTTCCTGCATATCAGTGCCCAGCATGTGTTCCAGCCACGGTTTTAAAAAGGCAGCATTATCATCTATATATTGCATTCCTTTTTTCCTAATTTCATGTATAGTTAAATGTCTCAAGTGCCTGCTTGATACTTTATTATATTCAATCTGAGTTTCGCCTGCCAGCAGTTTAGTCAGACGAGGGTATTTAGTATACTGTCTATGTTTTTTTGTTTTTTTATTTATATATAACAAATAGTCTATGATTTCTTGGTTATTAATCATCCCGTATGGAAATAGATCGGGTCCATATTGAATCTTAGATATCCGTAACATAGCATCTGTAGAGAGTTCTGTTAAAAGAGTGTTTTTGTGTATGTACAAAGCAGTGACTCCGAGTTTGTCAAAGTATGCTGGGTAGATCTTAATAGTTAGACCTCCTACTAGATAAAAACGAGGGAAAGATGGGAGCCAGCTCCATAATACATCGAATAAGTGAAAGTCAGCTTCCTCGAAAGTACTGACTAAATTATAATCCTCAGTTAATTTGGTGTGCAAAGGGATATGATTGGTACAGTTGGCTAATCGTTTTGACCTGCATCCGGTTCCAGCTGTGGCGGCTCTGGTGGATCCGGTTCCACTTCTTGAGGCAACAAGTCTAATATTTTTACATCGCCTGGCATTGCTACACCTGGACGAATCTGGACAACTTGAAAATCCGACATAGCTGCATCATAACGCGTCATAACTGCACCCAAGTAATTCTCCACCATATTAGTGTCTATCCTAAACTCCTTGTGCAGTTTAGGCTGTTCTTCACTATACGGCGCTTTAGGCGATCGCCATTCTGGTCTATCTAAAAGGAAAAGATTTATGCGCTCCCAACTAAAGACTGCACCGGTATCTAGTAATCTAGTTAATGGTGAGCCCCAGCTTATGTTACGATTTACTAAGCCATCTAGTTTGTAAGATTCTGCTCTCCGCAAGCCAGAAGGTGGTACAGGTGGTACTGCCACAGACACGTCATTAGCTGCGTAAATCTTATGTCTACCATCTGTTAATGGGTGTTTGTAGTATAGGTCATGACCGTTCCATCTTGCTAATACGCCATAGGCCCATAAATCCATGTAATTGAGACCCTCGCGGCGTATACCATACTCGACTATCTGTACTGCATTATTCATAGAAAAGCTACTTCCGTAAGGAGTACCTTCGAGTAAAGTCCCATTTAGTCCTAAGATAAGAGCTACACATGATGGCGCTACTAGTTTCTGAAACATAATTTGATCGTCTATGATTTGGTAACCGTAGTCCTGTAAGTGTGGGATATTGAGTTGACCAAACCGTACTCTAGTACTGTACTGACTGTCTAACCCTTCGTTTATATATGTATAGCAATCATGGAACGCACATCTCAATATACGCTTACCTGTAATAGCAGATACCAGAGCATCCGCACGGTAGGTCTCATCTAGGCCAGTGTGTATAGTAAACCGCATTTTGCGCATCAGGTCCTCTGTGTTAATACTATTATATATTGAAAGGAATTCTCCCCAATACCAGCAAGTGTTCATGAAAAGTGATAGAAATATACTAGACTGTCCCGGCCCTGTTAACGTGTTGGCCAAGTCTTGGGCATCATCTGATATGCAAATGCCCTCACCTTGGACTAACTCGGGCAGTGAAGCACGACTTAATCCCAACTTGGGCAAACGTAAACTACGTTTAATATGAGTCCACCAGTGTGATTCAACAGTCTCTGTTGCTGGCTGAGCTACCCAATAACGTAATAGTATAGAAGCTTGTTTAGCTTCCTCGTACACCCTATGGTTGCGCACTAATTTGCCAAACATTGATTGAAGCTCTCTCTTAGTATACTCACCTCGTCCATTTTGTATAACTGGAGCATTAAACGCTCTGATACTTGCTCTTCCTAAGCGGAAGTCAATGTCTTGATCAACCAAAAAGGGTGTAGATCTCGTATTACCTTGTAATAACGTGGTTAGTATAGCCACTTCTCGGGTAGTGAACCCAGACAAGTTTAACGCCCCTTTGTAATCAGCTAAAGCACGTATGGCTATATCCGTATCAGGGTATATTTGATTCACAGCTATTAAAGTAACGTTGACCTCTGGCGCCGTGTGAAATAGGTGAGTAGGTACAGCAAACCTACCTTTAATAAAACCAAAGTGTTTACCAAAGGCATTACCACTACTACTGTGTCCATCATTATAGGTATACATGTGCCACACTTTAATGGTATACTTGAATTGAAAGGCCTCAGTATTATTGGCTCGAATTGTCTCGTCTGACTGAGTAACCTCCTGTGGTAGTTGGTCATACCAACCTTTGATCCTATCTACGACTAGCCAAGTGCTTATGTCCGTCAAAGACATGCCGTAACCGTCATCTTGGGTTTCTAACATCCTAGCCAGTAACTTGGGTCTATCCTCTTCTACGGCCGCCATTAGCCTGTGCACTTGTACTAAAGTAAGCGTGGTCTCATGATCATGTGTGTTCATCTTAGCCACGATGTCAAATAATTCCAACTTAGCTAATATTAGGAATAGTAAAGATGTCATGTTGTCATAGAAACCCTGAGAATATACAGTGTCAAAATACATATTTAAGCGCTGTTCTTTAGCGTCAACGCTATGGACAACTTCTCGTATACGTTTGATCACACTTTGATAGTTAATGGTGCCATTCGTATTCAAGCAAGACTTATTAACACCCAA